TACAAATACTTCAAGGACGTGGCAAACCGCATAAAGCGTCGCGGCGGCTCTGCTTACGCTTGGTGGTTGCGCTCGCCGCACTTGGGTGGCGCTACCTCCTTTTGGTTCGTCAGTCCGTCGGGTGATGTCTACTCCAGCTTCGCGAGCGCTTCGGGCGGCGTGCCCTTCGGCTTTTGCGTTTAATCCCACAATCATAAAATCGCCCGCCCGCGTGGCGGGCATAAGGAGGTAATGCGATGTCGAAGTACAAAAAAATAATGTTCGACAAAGGCATAATGCAAAAAGAGGTGTTGGATAAGGTACGTTGCGCCGACCCTCGCATTGACAAATCGCTTTTAAGTAAGATTGTCAACGATATATGTTTACCCACTCCGCCCGCGCTTGCGTGTATATGCAAATCGCTCGGTTGTGATGTGCTTGATGTGTACGACGTGCGGGAAATACAACTCGTACCGCCCGAACAGACGGCGGGAAAGGCGGTTGCAACCGCCACCGAAAGGACGCGCCGCCGTCGGGCAAGCAACGATTTTTACAACCTTACCGTTGAAATTCCGCGCGATCTCGCGGAGCGTGTTTTTTCAAAAAATGCGTTGCGCAAGTTGGGATATTTGAGCAAGACCGATTGCGTCCGCCGACTCGTCGAAGAACTCGACGCAAAGTTATCGGCGATCGTGGCAAAAGAAAACGCCGCCGACGGCGCAGACGCGCCGCAGGGCGGCAAAGAGTAAAACTACATATAAAAAGGCAAAGTAAAAGGGCTATCGCAATTGGCACTTGACGATAGCCCGCAGTTGACGAAAAAACATCAACCAAACCTATATGTATTATAGCATATCGGAGGTGGATTGTCAAAACTTTTGCAGGGTACAACGGTGCTTTTACGTCCTCGTAATGAAGTATTATCTTGACGACGAAGGTAAAAGATCGGGTGATTAAAGTTTTGTGTTTTATTCCGTCGCCTTGACCGTGTAAAAGCACGTCGGCAAGCAAAGTCAACGCCCCGCGAATTTTCGCAAGAAAATTTTTGCGTAAGCAAAGGGCTTGACTTGCCCGCTTGCCGTAAGTGCTACGGTCAAAGGCAATGCGACGGATAAACACAAAACGCCACCCGAACGAGAGGCGCGCCCCGTTGGAAGGAATAGACAAGCGGCGCACGGAGCGTCGGCGTGTTATATTCTTGAGCCTTGCGGGGTTTGCAAGGGGCAAGACCCCTTGCGTACTTTGTCTTTTATTTTGCGCAAAAATAGGAGGCATACAATGGCAAAGCACACAATCGACCCGACAATGTACGATTACGACGAGATATTTGCGATCGAGGAAGAGCGGGAGGCGCGCTTGCAAGCCCTTGAAGATCGCCACATCGTGCATTATCGGACAAAGACAATCAAGAGCGGCAACGTCTTGGAATGTGAGATATATCCCGTATGGGACACGGCACGATCGACAGAACGTGCGCGCAAGCAAAAGACGACCCGCGAGGCGCAAAAACGCCTTAATTACAAAAACGCCGTCAAGAACATTGTGCGGCTTGTGAATACCAACTTTACGGACGAGGACATTTGGGGTACGTTCACATACGAAACGAGCAAATTGCCGAAATCCGTTGCGGAGGCGGACAAGACATTTGCAAATTTCCTTCGTCGGTTAAGATACCACGGAAAACGACTCGGCTTTCCGCCGCTCAAATACGTTTTTTGGACGGAGTTTGAGGACGACGAAAAGAAAGGCAAAAAACGCGTACATCACCACATCGTAACGAACTTCCCCGACCGCGACCTCGCCGAGCGGTTATGGAAAGGGGGAGCGCGCAAACAGACGCGCCGCTTGCAAGCGGACGAAAGCGGGTACGAGGGTATGGTGCGGTATTGTATGAAAGACCCTCGCGGCACAAAGCGGTATAAGACATCGAAAAACTTGCAAAAGCCGCAAATCACGGTTGCCGACTACAAGTTTACGCGGCGGCGGGTAAATCGGCTTGTACGCGGTGACAGCGACCCGCACGGGGTGTTTGAGCAGATGTACAAAGGGTATCGCCTTACGGCTTTTACCCACAAAACAAGCGAGTACGTTACGGGCGCGTACATATACGCCAAAATGGCAAAGCATAAAGAAACGGGAGGCAAAGCAAAGCGTGAAATACATCGGGAGTAAAGCGAAAATTGCGGCGGACATCGTGTCGATCTTGCAAGGGTACATAAACGAGTACGGCATAAAGCAGTACGTCGAGCCGTTCGTGGGCGGGTTTAACATAATCGACAAGATCGAGTGTGAAAACCGCCTCGGAAACGATATTGACCCGCTTGTTTGTGAACTCGTCGAAACTTGCCGCGAAAATCCTACACTTTTGGACGGATTGACGACACCGACGCGTGAGGAATATTACGACGTGCGGGACAAGCCCGAAAAATATGCGGGTTGGTATCGGGCGGCGGTGCTTTTGTTTGCGTCGTACAACGCGCGCGTGTATGGCGGGTGCTACGGAGCGATTGCAACGACAAAGGACGGTACGACACGCAACTATTTCGAGGAAAGCAAGGCGAATTTCAAAAGACAGTTGCCGAACTTGCACGGCATATTGGTCGGGTGTTGCGACTATCGGCAAATGCGCTTTCCGACGCGTGAAAAAGTGCTTATTTATTGCGACCCGCCTTATGCGGAGGGTGTCGGATACGCAAAACATTTCGATACCGCCGCATTTTGGCAATGGTGCAGAGAACGCGCCGCGGAAGGGCATTTCGTCGTTATCAGCGAATACGCCGCGCCGCCCGATTTTACTTGCGTGTGGGAGCGGAGCGTAAAAACGCACCTCAACAACCGCGCAAAGCGCGATCGCGTCGAAAAACTATTTGTGTACGGAGGCGGGCAATGGCAAAGATAATCGAAGTCAAATGCTTGCCCGAATATTTCGAGGCGGCGCGCGTCGGCATAAAGCCGTGGGAATTGCGCTACGACGACCGAAATTACGCCGTGGGCGATTTGTTGATTATGCGTGAATGGAAAGACGGGAAATATACAGGGCGGCGGCTCACGGGCAAAATAACGTACATTTTGCGCGACTTTACGGGGCTTGCCGACGGGTGGGTCGTATTGAGTATCAAGCGATTTACGGGAGGTAAACGAAAATGACAAGGATTATCGGGCTTTTGTACATTATTGCGCTCGTGGTATGCGTCGTGTGTGTGCCGCTTTCGGCGATCTTTATAATTTGCAAATTGTGCGCCGCAACCGCCCTTTCGTGGATAGGTTGTTGCGTGCCGCTTATCGTCGCGCTCGCCTTTACGCCGATATTGATTATCACGAAATTATTGCTTGATACAGGGGAGGGAAAATAATGCCGAAACAGTCAAAAAACGACGCGTCAAAGGACGCGGAAAACAAAAAGCCGAAAAACCCGCGTAAAAACAACGCGGGCAGCGGCACTTCTGAAGGTGGCGAAAAAAAGCGGGGTTGCCCGTCCGAGTACGCAAATAAGGTAAAACCTTATTTGGCGGATATTGCGCGGTACGCTCGTTGCGGTGTAACCGAAGGACAACTTTGCGAATATTACGGGGTGGGTAAAACGTCGTGGGCGAAATACAAAAAGGAAAACCCCGAACTCGCCGAAACACTTTGTAAGGCAAAGCAAGAATTTAAGACGGAACTCATAAACAACGCTTACAAAGTGGCAATGGGCTACGAATACACCGAGGAAACCACGGAGGAGATCGTGTCGAAAAGCGGCGTTGTTATCGGCACGAAAACAAAGCGATACACACGTTATGCAAAGCCCGACGCGGGAATGATACAATTTTTGCTTATCAACCGTTTTACGGACGATTTCGCCCGCGACCCGCAGATCGTGGCGTTGCGTAAAAAGGCGTTGGAACTTGCAGAACAAGGCAAGTTGCCGCCCGACAGTACGGAGGGAATATAATGCCGCTCGACCCGATACACGCGTTTTATTGCCGCAAAGATTACTTGGACTTGGCGCAGGCTTGCAAGATAAAGAGCGGCGGCGTATGCGCCAAATGCGGCGGCGTGTTCGATATATCCGAATTGCGCCCGCACCACAAAGTGGAATTGACGCTCGACAATATCGACGACGTGAACATTACGCTCAATCCCGACAATATCGAGGTACTGTGCCACGATTGCCATAACGCCGCGCATAAACGTTTTGGTTATGCGGTCGGCGCAAAGCACGTTTACCTTGTCTATGGCTCGCCGTGTGCGGGCAAAACAACGTATGTAAACAGCGTTGCAACTCGTAACGACTTGATTGTTGACCTCGACAAGATACATCGGGCGATATGTATTTGCGGGCTATACGATAAGCCCGACGCAACAAAGCGCGTCGCCTTCAATGTACGCGATTATTTGCTTGACGAGGTGCGGACGGCGACACCTCGCCGCAAGTGGCAAGACGCATACATTATCGGCACATATCCCGATAGGATCGACCGCGATGTGTTTGTGCAGGACTACGGCGCGGAACTCGTACACATCGACACGTCGAAGGAGGAGTGTATCAAGCGTGCGTATCAAGACATCGAGCGGTCAAGTATCCGCGACGCGGTGATCGGGTGGATAAATGCGTATTGGGAAAGATACCGCGAATAATTTTACTCCCCCCGTCCTTGAAAAATTTTTGAAAAGGCAAAAAGACTCCATGCCGCAAGTCGTTTGCATACACACCGAAGTTTTGACTTTTTCTCAAAAAGTTTGCAAAACAAAAATAGGAGGCGGCAATGGCAGGAAATACAAAACAGAAACGGCAAAACATCGCGGACGCGGAATATGCGCGCCTCGTCGGGCTTTATCGGGCGGCGGGCGTTGACGACATCAAGTTGAAAATCAACGACTCGCTTATACGCAAGGTCGCGGAAACGTTCGCGGTGTTGGAGTCGATAAAGGATTTGCCGACGATCATTTACAACCCGCAAAACCCGTATGTACAGCGCGAAACGGCGGCGGGAAAAGCGCGCGTAAAGTATATGGCACAATATACATCGGCAATGCAGAAGTTAAACAAAGAGATGTTGGGGACGCTCGCCCCCGACGACGAGGGTGGGCTTGACGACTACGAATAACGCCGCCGAGTGGCTCTTGGTAAACCCCGATATTGTGCCTATTTCGGGGTGGCAGATGTTAAACGATACTGTCGGCGGACGGCATAGTTACTTAATCGAGTATTACAAGGCTTGCCGCGCGGGCGACATCGTGATCGGGCGGGAATTAAAAACCGAACTCGAAAGCCTTATACAAGACATCGTTTATCACGGCGACATTTACCGCTTTGAACTCGAAGGCGCACACAAACGGATTGACTTTATCGAACGGGAGATCAAGCACTTTGAAAGCCCGTTTGCGGGCAAGCCATTTATTTTGACGCTCAACCAAAAAGCGGTGGCGGAGGCGGTATTCGGGTTTTACGTCTTTGACGACGAATTGCTCGGCGGCGGGCGTTGGGTGCGTCGATTTAAGGAGGTGTTGCTCCTTATCGCCCGAAAGAACGGCAAAACGCCTTTCACGGCGGCGTTGACGCTTGCCGAGTGGTTTTGCGGTGAGGCGGGACAAAAGGTAATGTGCGCCTCTAACGACTACGAGCAAGCGGGCTTGATATTCGATTGCATAAACAACTTCCGCGAAGAGTCGCGGGCGATGTCGCGTGTTACGAGAAAGAATATCAAGGGCATATTTTTCGGCAATCCGAAACAGCGAAAAAAGACGGGCAAATTTTCCTCGCAGAACAAGGGCGCGATCAAAAAGATGTCCGCAAAGTCGGGGGCAAAAGAGGGGCGCAACTTAAAAATCGTAATCGTGGACGAAGTACACGAAATGAAAGACCGTTCAACGGTAATGCCGCTCCGTTCGTCGTTGACGACGCAGGACGAGCCGCTTTATTTTGAAATCACGACGGAGGGTATCGTTCGGGACGGATACCTTGACGAACGATTGCACGAGGCGCGCCGCGTCTTAAAAGGGGAACTCGACCGCCCCCGTTGGCTTGTGTGGCTTTATACGCAGGACAGCGAGGCGGAGGTGTGGAACGACGAGCGCAGTTGGGCGAAATCAAACCCGATGTTGGGCGTTGTCAAGAAAATATCCGAGTTGCGCGATCTTGTCGAAGAGGCACGCAACAACGGCGCGCAACGCGCCTTTACCCTTGCGAAAGAATTTAACATCAAGCAACTTTCCTCGCGGGCGTGGCTACGCGAGGCGGACATTATCGAGTGCGACGGCACGTTTGATATTGCAGATTTTGCGGGGTGTTGGTGTATTGTCGGCGTTGACCTCGCGGAAACAAACGATCTTTGCGCTTGCACGTTTTTGTTTATGCGCCCCGCCGACCCCGTGAAATATCTTTACACGATGTACTTTGTAACCGAGGTCAAGGCGGGCGACGGTCAAGCAACCGACAGCCCGACGAACACGGAAAAGAAAGACTATAAACAATGGGCGGCGGAAGGGCTTTGCCGTATCGTCAAAGGCAACGTAATCGACGACAACGTTGTCGCCGAGTATATTTGGGAAATTTACCAAACGTACAAAATCCGCCCGTACCGCGTGGGCTATGACGAGTGGCACGCAAAAGAGTTTGCAAAGATCATAAAACAACGCTTTGGCGAAAATGTCTTAACAAAGATCAAAATGACATACGAGGGGTTGAATACGCCGACGCGGACGGTCGAGGAAGATTTGCGGGCGCGGCACATTAACTACAATCGCAACGAAATATGCGCTTGGAACTTCCGTAATACGGCAGTCAAGCACGACAATAAAGGCTTTGTAATGCCCGAAAAAATAAGCGGGTACATCGGCAACAAGATCGACGGCACAATGTCGAAAGTGATTGCATACGCGGCATTGCGCGAGTGTAAAAGCGCATTTCTTTCAAAAATCGGAGCGTGATTATGGACGAATGGAAACGGCAAAACAAGCAATATCAACGCGAGGTGCGTTGCCCGATACACAACAAATTGCTCGGAAAATACGACGCGCGCGTCGGCGTGATAAATGTTACATACTTTTGCCCGCTTTGCCGCCGCGAGTACACTTTTACCATAAAACGCGACCCGAAAACCGACGAAAAGTAAAATTTTTTCGATTTATCGTCATAAGGTATTGACTTCGTATTACGAAACGGGTATAATGAAGGTAAAATTGAATATGTGCGTACTATCCGCCGCATTGCGGCGAGTACCCCATTTTTGATTTAAGGTCAAAAACAAGTGGGTCGATATTCTACCGAGAGGCATTGCGCCTTGTCGGAAATATCGGCTCACTTTTTTTATTTTGCCAAAAGGAGGTAAAAGGCTTGTCAACACTTAAAAACGCGATACAAGGTTTGCTCGGTTGGGATAAGGCGAGCGCGTACAGCCGTCGGCTTTTCAACGCAAATAATGTCGTGTTTACCTCGTTCGGCAATAATATACACGTTAGCGACATCGTAAAAACGGCGATACACCGCGTCGCGGAGGAGGTGTCGAAATGTAACTTAAAGTCCGTAATCGAACGACAAAACCCGCACCGTATCGAGGTGCAGGACGACAGCATTAACACGGTATTATCGGCGCGTGTAAATCCGCTTTGCGGTATAAAAGACTTTTTGTACAAGGTTGCGTGGCTTACGCTTGTAAACCGAAATTGCTTTATTTATTGGCAGTACGACGAGGTGCCGATCACGGTAAACGGAGTGCAATACGTCAAACGCATAACGCGCGGGTTTTACCCGATCGAAACCGCAAACGTCAAGTTGTACTATTCGGACGCGGGCGAAATGCGCATTGAGTTATCAAACAACGGCGTTACGTTCGACTTGCCTTACGGCGATGTAATTCATATCCGCCTCGGATACGGTCAAAACGCATACTTGGGCGGCGGTGTAAGCGGCGGCGGGGAATACAAGGAACTCCTCGGCAACTTACAGACAATGCACGTTATCAAAGAGGCAATCCCGAAAACGTTGCAAGCGTCGTTATCGCTTAAAGGCATTTTGACAATGAAAACCGTTGCGGACGCGGACAAAAAGGAATTGACCCGCGAGGAGTTTGAAAACCACCTTTTCAACTCAAAGTACGGCATTGTTGCAACGGACTACGAAAGCGACTTCACCCCGCTTAACATCAGTGCGACGGACATACCGCAAAACATTTTGACGTATTTGCGCGACGAGATATTGTCGCCGTTCGGCGTATCCTTGCCGATTTACCTCGGAAAATACACGGACGACGAATACACGGCATTTTATCAAACGGCGGTAGAGGGGTTGCTTATCGAAATTGCCGAGGCAATGAAAATCGTACTTTTTACACCGCGCCAACTCGCATACGGGCATACAATCAAGTATTACGACAAATTGGTGCAATCGCTTTCCTTCAGCAGACGGCAGGAAATCGCGGAAATGACAAAAGACGACGCGCTTTTATCCCGCGACGAACGGCGCGAATTGCTCGGATACGAACCCGACGGACAGCCGACGCGCGTATCCCTCAACTATATTGACGTGTCGATTGCAAATCAATATCAAATATCGTCGCTTGCACAGGGTAAAAAGCCCGCCGCGGCAAAGAAGGAGGAGGAATAATGCTCGAAAAGTATATCGAACAAATCACCGCGCCCGCAACGATCTTTCGGCGCGCGGGTGAAGGGCAGGGCGCGACAGTTGACCCGCTCAAAGGCATAATCGAAGGTTGCCCGATTGTCTTTGAACAGCGCACCGCGATCGGCGATTACTTTTACGAGGTAATCGACGCGCACGCGCTCGACGGCGCGGACTTGTCCGACATCAAATTTATGGTAAACCACGACGACGGAATGATACCGCTTGCGCGCCACAGACGCGGCAAGCGTTCGACAATGGATATTTCCGTCGATAACGTCGGTATGCACATCAAAACAACCCTCGACATCGAAAACAATGCGACCGCCCGCGAACTATGCTCGGCGGTTACGCGCGGCGACATCGAGGATATGTCTTTTGCGTTCGGTATTGTTGTATCGGGCGCGGAATGGAGCGACCTTGAAAGCGAAATGCCGACAAGGCGCATTACACAAATATCAAGGGTTTTCGAGGTATCCGCGGTCAATGATGGCGCATACCCGCAAACCTCGATATATGCCCGCTCGGCGAGCGCGTTGGATAACGAAAAAAGGGCGTTGGATAACGCCCGCGCCGCCGCGTTGGATAACGAAAAAGAGGAGCGGCAAAAAGCGCAAGCGGCTTTACGGCTTGAAATCGAAAAATTTTTATTTTTGGAGGAGCAAAAGCAGTTATGAACATCAAAGAACTTTTGGAAAAGCGCGCCGCCCTCTTGGCGGAGTTGCAGAAACCCGAAACCACGGCGGAACGCTTTGCGGAAATCCGCTCCGAGGTTGACAAGATCAATTTCACGATCGAACAACTCAAAAAGGACGACAGCGACAAGCGCGCCGAAGAGGCAAGAAAGGCGGCGGAAGAGGCGGACGAACGCGCCGCAAGACTTCCCAACAAGGGCGGCGTGATTTACGATCAGGGCAAGGAACAGACCAACGAAAAGCGCGCCGCGGAAAAGGAAGAAATCGAAAAGCGCGCAAAGGCACTCAAAAACGGTGAAAAGGTCGCTATCGAAATGCGCGCCGCCGTTGCGTCGGGCAGTACCGCCCTCGGCGTGGCTACGAGCGGAACGCTCAACCCTGCGTTTGAACAGGTCGGAACACTTGATACGCTCGTCAATGTCGTACACCTCGAAGGCGCAGGGGCGGAAAGTTACAAAAAGCCGTTCGTCAAGGCTTACGGCGAGGGCGTAATCACGGAAGAGGGGAAAGCCCCCACAACGTCCGCCGAGCCTACTTTCGACTATGCCGACATTAACAAAGTAAAAATCGTCGCGTATGCCGAGGTCAACGAAGAGGTCGAAAAACTCCCCTCCGCCAACTATATGGCAGAGGTGGACGCGGCAGTCGTCGGCGCGTGGCGCAAGAAACTCATTTCGCAGATCGTCAACGGAACGGGAACGAGTGAACTCGTCGGCATTACGAACGCGCCCGCAAAGGTGATTGAGGCGACACAGCGCAAGACGATCGCCACGATCGACGAAAACACGCTCGACAACATCGTTTTCGATTACGGCGGCGACGAAGAGGTCGAGGGCGACGCAACCCTTATCCTTAACAAACTCACGCTCAAAGAGTTTGCAAAGGTCAAGGGGTCGGACAAAAAGCGCGCATACGAAATCGTCGTGCGCGGCAATTCGGGTACTATCAACGGTATTCCGTTCGTATGCACGAGCCGTCTTGCGGCGTTCGGCAACGTGGAGGCGGGCAAGCCCTATATGCTTTACGGCAAACTGAAGGGGTATGAACTTGCATACTTCACCGCGCTTGATGTCGAAAAGTCCACCGACTACAAGTTTAAGGAAGGCGTGATCGCGTTTAAGGTCGTCGGCTTTGTCGGCGGCTCGCCCGCGATGTGGAACGGCTTTGCAAGCGTGCAGAAGGCGGCGGCAAGCACCGACGACGGACAGTAACAACAAGTTTTGCGTGCGGGTCGCCGAAGTGGCGATACATAATCGGTAAACGATCGGAGGTTATCAATGCAAGAGGTTGATAAAATACTTTTCAAGTTGGGCTATCTTGACAGCGACCCGCACAAAAAACAAGAGGTACAAGGTTACATCGACGAGGCGGCGGAATTTATGCTCGAAAGCGGCGTGCCAAACGAAAGGTTGACAACGCAACGCGCCTATGCCGTCAAATCCATTTGGGCGGACTATCGGGACAAGGGCGACGACGAAAAACTTATCAAAAAAGACGGTATGATTGTCGCGCTTATCTCGCAATTGCGGAGGTAGCGTATGGCAGATCAGCGCGTAAAACGCAAAAGAACGCTCATAAAATTTGCCGTGCAATGTACGGAATATGAGGCAGGGAAAGGCGCAACCACGTCGTGGAAACCTATACAAGCGCAGATCGGGACGGACGAGAACGGCGCGCCGATAATGACGGATTGCTTTTATTGTGAATGGCTCAGCAGTTACGGGGCAACAGCGATACAACAGCAGTCCGACGGCGTTATCCGTCCCGCCCGTGTGCGTATGCCGTATGTAAAGCGCGTGTATGACGCGCTCATAACGTCGGACGTGCGCATTTACTTACACGGCATAGCGGACGACGCGCACACGTTCGGGCTTGCGTCCGCGGCGGATAACTACATCGAACAAAACAAAATGCTTGAATTTCAAGTCAAGAAGTACGAGGTGCGGTAATGGGTGTACGGCAGACGGTACAATCAAAATTGGACAAAGTGCTTTTGCCTTATGGTATTTTATCGCACCATATCCGCCGCGTTGAGGTTGATAAAATCAGCGGCTCGACCGTGAAAGTCAATCAAGACGAGTATGTTGTTTACCGTGTCGTATCAAGTAAGGGCGGGGCGCACGGCGACGGGCGCGCGCAAATTGTCCGCTATTACGTCGATGTAAATTATTATTACGCATACGAAAAGACCGACGCGCGGTTTGCGGACGCGGAAAACCGCATAAAGCGGATTATCGCGGAGTTTAAGTCCGACAAGCATTTTTGCGTTGCGAACGGTGAGAGCGATATATACGACATCGACAATCCGTATCGCGGCATAAACGTCGAGTTTTTGTATGTGGAGGCGGTGAAACGTGGCGGATAAGATTACAACGAGCCGTTTTTCGCTTGAAGAATTGCCCGACGCGTTAGAGCAGATATTGACGGAATACCAAAGCGCGATGTTTGATACGCGACAAGAGGCGTTACAAGCGGGCGCGGAGGTTTTCAAATCAGCGGTGGAAAGCGCAACACCGATTGACACGGGCGAAATGGCGCGCTCTTGGAAAATCAAGACGAAGTACAAAGACCGCCGATACATCGGCAATACGCGCGTTGCAAAAGGCGTTGTACATCGCAAGACGAAAGACGGGTCGAAAGGCGAGGCGCGGGAAGGCGTGCCGCTTTCAAACGTGTTGGAGTACAGCGAAAAAAGCCCGCATTACGGCTTTATCCGCCGTTGCTTTGACAGCACAGAGCCGCAAATATTCGCGGCTATCAAAAAAACACTTGACAATGGAGGTAAACCATAATGGATAAAAAAACACTTGTCCGTTTTAATGTGCAAAACATCAAGTACGCTTTGCCCGACGGCGAGGGCGGCTACGCAACCCCCGTTGCATACGGAACGGCGCGTTCTATGGCGTTAGAGCCCGACTCCGCAACCAAAGTCATTTACGGCGACGGTCGCCGCATTTGCTCGATTGTCAACGAGCGCGGCAAGACGGGGACAATGGGGACGAACAACGTAAGCAACGATTACGAGATCGCAATGGGGCGCAAGATCAAGACGGCAAACGGGCTTGCGGACATCAAACAGCAACGCCTCGTGTCGCACGCAATCTATTTTGAAACGTGCGGCATTGACGAGGAGGGCGGTATGCCTATTGCCAAAACGTGGCTCTACGGCGTAACGTCGCCGACGCGTCCTTCCGAGTCGTTCGACCAGACGACGGACGACATCAACGAGTCGTCGTTTGAAACCGCGCTTGAAATTGCGGGCGTGCCGCTCAAAAATTCCGACGGTACGGTGTACAAGGACGAAAAGACGGGGCAGGACGTGATCGTTTGGCAGATGACCGTAACGCCCGCCGACGAAGGGTTTGCTACGTTCGGCGACGAGGTTGTATTGCCCGAAATGCCCGCGACGGAGTAAGGGAGGCGGGCTATGATAAAAACAACGTTGCCCGTTGTCGAAAAGCAAATTGACGCGGAAGGCAAACTTGTCGTAAACAAGAAAAACATCAACGTGGCAATCGACACGTCGTTGTTTGCCGAGGAGCGGTGGGAGCAGAACTTCCCGCACAACGCCAAAAGTGAAACGCTTTTTGCATACATCGAGCGAATGAAGGCGGCGGGTGCGATTGAAAACAAGGCGTATATCCTTTCCAACCTTAAAGCCCTTTATTGCTTTATGGAGGGGGACGATATACCCGATTTCAAATCGTTTTGTCAACTTTTCGACCTTGCCGACGGCGAATATCTTAACGAACTTATCGAAAAGATCAAGTTTGTTTTTGATGTCGTTTTGAACGGTAGCACGGGTACGGCAAAAAACTCATAGCGCACAGTCAAGAACTTTTGCGGTTGTACGAGAAAATCAATCCGAGGAAATCGCGCAACCGCAAAAACGACTTGATTGTGCCGCGGTATATAACGTTAATGCAAAAGTGCGTCGAGCATAAAATACAAGATTGTTTTATCCGCAACACGCATTTTACCGACCTTTGCATATTGCTTTATGCTCTTGATATTGCAAATATCAAAGCGGCGTTAAGACAAAGGGCGGCGGACAAGAACAAAAAACGAAACGTCGAAGTGCGCGATATATCGCAAACGGAGGCGGTCAAATTCTTAAAAGGAGGCGGACAATATGGCGGACAACATACGCGGCTTAACGGTTGAAATATCCGCGGACGCGACCACGTTTAACAAACAAATGCGTGAATTGCGCTCCGAGGCAAAGTCGTCGCAATCCGAATTGAACGCACTCCAAAAGAGTTTGGAACTCAAATTTGATAGTGCCACTTTCGAGCGCGCGCAAAAGGTAGCCCAACAGGCGATTGACGAAACCGCAAAAGCCGCGGAAACCTTGCGCGCGCGTTTGGCATTTTTAGAGCAAAGCGGTAACGCGGATACAACGGCGTACAAAAAATTGCAAACCGAGTTGGCGCAAACGGAATTACGCGCAAAACAACTTGAAGAGCAACTTGACAAAATCAACAAGATCAAGTTTGACGCGATTGCAAAAAACGTATCCGAGGTCGGTAACGCAATATCTGCGGCAGGGCGCGCCTTAACGCCGTTTTCGACAGCGGCGGCGGGCGCAATAACAGGACTCGGCGCGCTCGGCGTAAGCGCGGCAAGCACGGGGGCGGAAATAGACGACCTATCAAATCAATTTGGCGTATCGGCGGAAACCATACAAGAGTGGCAGTACGTCGCGTCGCAACTTGGTGTTGATGTTGAGTATTTCAATCGTGCGTTAATCCGTATGCGTTCGGCTATGGTCGATTTATCGTCGGGCAAGACAAGCGCGGCAACGGAGGCTCTTTCCGCGCTTGGGCTTGAAATGTCGCAATTTGACTCATACGAGGAAATGTTTGACGGCGTAATGAACGCGCTTGCAGGTATGGAGGACGAAACGTTGCAAGCGGCGTATGCAAATGAAATTTTCGGCGACAGAATTGCAAACCAAATGTTGCCATACCTTAATGCAGGAACGGAAGAAATTGCAAAGTTTAAGGAAGAGTTTGCGGGTATGAGCAGTCTTACCGACGAGCAAGTATCCGCGCTTGCTACACTTGACGATACGATCAATTTGTTAAAACAGTCGTTGCAATACGTCGGTTTGCAGATCGGAGCGTCGTTGCAACCGCTTTTACAGTCCCTCGCAAATGTAATCAACAATTCGCTCGTGCCGCGTTTACAAGCCCTTGCAGGGTGGTTTAATTCACTTACGTTGGAACAACAAGAGTTTGCCGCGAAGGCTCTTTTGGTAGTTGCCGCGCTTGCGCCGCTTACGCTCGGCGTGGGTAAATTGGTAACGACCGTTGGAAGTTTAATAAAGGTAATACCGCAACTTCAAGCGGGATTGTCCGCCCTTGCGGCACACCCGATCGTTTTAATAATTGCGGCAGTCGCGGCAATCTTGCTTGCGCTTTATACGCAATGCGAGGCTTTCCGTGAAAGCATAAATAACCTCGTTGGGGTATTGGGTAGCGCGTTGCAACCCGTCCTCGACGTGATAATGAACACGCTTAATACGCTTATCGGGCTATTATCGCCGATCATACAGTTAGTTGGAAATATACTTGCGCTTGTCGTCAATATGGTTGTAAGCGCGCTTTCGCCATTTTTTGATATGCTCAATTTGATATTTCAATTGTTGCAACCGTTGATCGAGGTTGCGCTTATCCCGCTCCAAATCGCGTTGTCGGCGTTGCAAGTGCCTTTACAAGTGATCGGGCAATTGCTCGGTTGGCTCGCGCCGCTATTTCAAGTTTTCGGCAATATTGTATCCGCCGTTTTCAAAGGCGTTGTTGCAATTATAAATGTCGTGCTTGGCGTTATCGAGGACGCGGTTAATTTCGTAATCGGTATTATAAACGGACTCATTGACGGAATAAACGGCGCGCTCGGTTGGCTTGGCGTTCATATCGACCGTATTGCGGAGGTAAAGTTGCGGATTGACACAACAGAGATCGACGATATGAACGATGTAAACGCGATTATCGACACAACCCCGCCCGTAACGTCCGACGGCGGAACGACGACGGGCGGCGGCACGATATACGACGACATCGGCGCGGGCGGCACGTCGGGCGACATCATAAACAACGATTACAGCACCAACAACACGACGCAAAATGTAACGGTTACGATACAGAATTACGCCGAGGAGGTGGACGTTGACGCGCTCGTGCGGGAAATAAACGTAAAACTTGCGGAGGCGATGTAAATGCGGAAATTTATTTTGCATACATACGACAAGTCAAAATCATTTGATTTGAACGGCACCTCCGCGCTCGCGGCGGAGCCGTCGGGGCTTGGCAACGCCTTTTCGCTATCTTACAAGGAAAGCGAAAAAGGCAAGCACCTTGTCAACGTTACGCCGTCTTTCGAGCCTATCACATTGAAGATATACTTCAATGCAGACGGCACGAACGGGTACGCGAATTATAAAGGGCTTTTGCAATTCTTGGCAGAGTGCGGCACATCGGCTTTTTTATTCGAGTATAACGACGGCGTAACGGATAAGTTTTGCGATGTGGTGTTACAATCGAACACAAAAAGCGAAATATCCGAGGAGGGGCTTTTCGTTGAAACTTTCACGTTTGAACGCCAAACGTATTGGTACGAACGCGTCGAGGAGTCGTTTTCCTTAAAACACACCTCGGAAGAGTCAACGGCTTTCCCGCTCGGTTTTCCGTTCGGTTTTGCGGGGCAAGTGTTTGTAAAGCGGCGGCTCATATCCAACAAGTTTTTTATCGACGCGCCGATCACGATTACAATTTCGGGCAACATCGCAAACAACATTGATTTGCGTATCGAGGATACGGACGAAAACGTCGTCGGGGAAATATCGCTCTCGACCAACAACACCGAAGGCACGGTAATAGTAATCGAGCCGACAAACAAAAAAATAACCGTTACGACGGACGGCGAAACGGTCAACGGATACGGGTTGACGGATAAAACAAAGCAATCGTTTTTATACCTTCCGCAAGGCGATTACTACATCACCTCGAATATGGAGGACGAGGACACGGGCGAAATAAATATTGCGATCAAGCGGTATTTATTCGATTAAAGGAGGCGCGCGGTGTACATTGCGTTATACGACGAAAACCGAAACCACATCACGAACGTTGACAACGCAACGTATGATTTGACGACCCGTGTTTACGACAACGACTCCTTCAGCGGAGAGGGTGTTTGCGCCGAGGACGTGAACGACGCAAAGATCGCCGTCGTGAACGACGACGCGGGTAACTACAAATACGCGTGTTTTGCCGATACCGTAACGCCCGAATACAACAAGCGGACGATCAAGGGGCTTGACTTCAAAACATTGTGGGACACGGAGATTTTGCTTGACTACACACCGCAAAACAGTTTTGACGGCAAGTTATCGGCGATATTTGAGAAAGTACGGGCGGCGGTGTTTGATGTCGCCGACGCGGCGGTCGGCAAAATTCCCGTCGAGGTAGTTATCCCGACGGACAACACGGACACGACGGACGTTTACGGAGATTTGCAAGGGACGTACCAACTCGTCAACGCCTATACGTTTTTGAAGGGCTACCTCAAATATTACGAGTACAACATCGAAACGAGGTACGACATCGCGGCGGGCAAAATCATTTTCACGTTTGTAAAATGCACAACCGTTTTATCGGTCGATTTAAGCGACTTTATACACGAGTTGACAACAACATCGTCGGCGACAAACAAGACGGTTGCAACCATAAAATACGACGTTGAAACGCCCGAAACGGACGCAGACGGAAACATCATTTATACGGACGTGCAGGAAGTGGACGACGAGGGCAACCCCGTCGTTGACGACGAAGGAAAACCCGTATATATCCCGCAATACAAACCGCGCCCGTCAACGATTGCAACGAAGTATTACTACCGCGATAAGGACAACAACATCGTACAGTCGGACGCGGAGGGCGATATTTCGGGGCGAATTTATCCCGTTAAAACAAAATGGTTTGAGGCGGAATATCTTGCCGACGCACAGTTTAACGCCGTGTATGAACTTGCCAACGCGCGGTACGTCGATAATATCGTGATCGACAACAACATTACGATTGACCCGATCGACTTTTCCGTGTATCCGCTTTATACGAAAGTAAAGTTATATTACGGCGGCAAGTTATACAAAACGTTGCCGATAAGCGAGAAAATAACGACGCTTGACGGTAGCGGCGAAAACACGCAAATAAAACTCGGATTTAAGAAAATTCTTTTAACCGAGATCATTAAAGGTTAAGGAGGACGGCAACATTGATAAAACCCGTAACATATCAAGGCGTTTTCAATTTCAAAGCAAATTTGTATGCGCTCGAAGTTAAGTCGCGGTTTATCGACCAAAGCAAAGCGGACGGCTATTACAAGGGATACGGCGACGAACTCGCCGCAACGGTTGTCGGGCAGTCAATCCAAATCGGCACGGGCGCGTTTGTCGTGCAAGGGCGTATGAACGAGGTAACGGCGGCGGAAACAGTAACGCCGCAAATGACAAACGGTTACGTCGGGTATGTCGTTGCGCGCATTGAAACATACCACCCGTCCGACGAGGAAAATTGCTCGTTTGTCGCGTATGTCGGGACGAGCCTTGACGCAATACCGCTTACCAAAGACGACATTTACAACGCGGAGGCGGAAACGGTCAACAAGGTATATGAACTCCCGATTTATTCCTTTGCAATATCGGGCGGCGCAATTACAAATTTGAAAAAACTTATAGGAGCGGTGGAAGATTATGCAAAGATCAACCAAATTGTTACCTCGGCACTTTCAACGGCGCAAACCGCCTTAACGACCGCACAGGAGGCGGAAACAAAAGCGCAATCGGCGGTCAATACGGCGGCGGGCGCGGTGGAAACAGCAGAGGCGGCGGACGGCAAAGCCGACGCGGCGGTATCGACGGCAAACACCGCAAAAAGCACGGCAGACACGGCGGCGCAGACAGTACAACAGCAACACGAAGAAATGACCGCAGAAATCAACGAACTTCGGGAAGATATTGCCGAGGGGCAGGGTACGATCGTTGAACGGGGCGGCGAGATGTTGTCGCGGTATCCCGTCGATAACGTCGTCGAAACAACGGACACGATCACCATTGAAGGAGGCGGCGTTTGATATGGATATAATTTTTAACGGAACATCTTGCCCGACAAGGTATTTACATATCGGCGTGCAAGGCAACAATCTCGTTGATAAGATCGTATTTTGTGTGCCGCGTAAAACCTCCGACGGACTCGACTTATCGGAATTTACGCCGTATATCAAAATACAGAACGTCAAGGAAAATTACGTTGACAAGGACGGGAAACTCACGATCGACAAGTACGACGATCAATTGCGGCTCACATATCGGTTGCGCCGCAAAACAACAATGTACCCGTGCTTTGAAATGCAATTGCAGTTTGAACAACCCGACGAAGGCGATTGTATTGTGTGGCAAACGGAGGTAATCAATGTTACGTTATCGCGCACGATCGCCGCAGATAAAGAAATCGAGCAACAATACCCGTCCGTAATACAAGATTTAACGGCGCGGGTCGAAACGATCGAAAACGTAAAAATAATAAATGGAGGTCAACCATAATGGCAGACAAGGAAGTTTTCGTAACTATTATCACGAGAGGCGGCACAACCGAGGAATGGGAAAGCGCAAACCCGACTCCCAAAGACCGCGAGTTTTGTGTCGAAGCAACGACGGACGGCAAACGCAAGTTTAAGATCGGCGACGGCGTAACGGCTTGGAATGATTTGCCGTATGCCACGACGGACGAACTTGCAGACCTTACGCAGGACGCAACGCACCGTACCGTTACGGACGCGGAAAAGGCAGAATGGAGCGGCAAGCAGGACGCGCTCACGTTCGACGACGCACCCGCGGTGGGCAGTAACAACCCCGTCAAATCAAGCGGTATCAAAACCGCGCTTGACGCGAAAGCGAACGACGCAGAACTTGCACCGATCGCAAAATCGGGTAAACTTTCCGACGCGACCGAGGACGCGACGCACCGTACCGTTACAGACGAGGAAAAGGCGACGTGGAACGCGGCGGCGGGTATCGAAGGGCAAATCCCTACAAAAACAAGCGACTTGACGAATGACGGCGAAAACGGCACGGACAAGTTTGCGACCGAAAGTTACGTCAATCAGAAAACATCGCAGATTTACCGCTACAAAGGCTCGGTGGCTACATATGCAGAACTTCCCTCGACGCACGATGTCGGCGATGTGTACAACGTCATTGCGGCATACGGCGACTATCCCGCGGGGACAAACTTTGCGTGGAACGGCACGGAATGGGACTCGCTCGGCGGCTCTATCGACACGAGCGAATTTGTCGAGGAGTCGGAACTTGCACCGATCGCAAAATCGGGTAAACTTTCCGACGCAACCGAGGACGCAACACACCGCGTTGTAACCGACACCGAAAAGGCGGCGTGGAACGCAAAGCAGAGTGCGCTTACGTTCGACGACGCGCCCGCGGCGGGCAGTAACAACCCCGTAAAATCGAGCGGTATCAAAACCGCGCTCGACGCGAAAGCGAACGACGCAGACCTCGCCGCGATTGCAAAGTCGGGCAACCTTGCGGACGCGGCGCAGGACGCAACGCACCGCGTTGTAACCGACACCGAAAAGGCGGCGTGGAACGCAAAGCAGAGTGCGCTCACGTTCGACACCACGCCGACGGCAAACAGTAGCAACCCCGTAACGTCGGGCGGTGTGAAAACCGCTCTTGACGCGAAGGCGGCAAAGTCGGAAATCGTAAAGACTTCAACGGGGCTTACCGATAGTGCCGATCTTATGCGCTATACGGATACACTCACGATTAACGGCGGCGGCGTGTCGTAAGAGGAGGCGACGGATATGGCAAACAAGACCATAACGGCAACGATCAAACATCGTCAAGCGACGGCGGCGACGTGGGAAAGCAAAAACCCCGTCCTCGCCGCGGGCGAGTTTGGTTACGACACGACAAACAAAATTACAAAGATAGGCGACGGCTCGACCCCGTGGAAAACATTGCCCGTTTTCGTTACAACGTCTTTCAACTTCGAAAAGGCGAGTTGGGAAGATATTGCGGCAATTTCGGAGTCGGGGCGCGCGGCGGCATATTTTGGAGTTGGCGAGGAAAAGACGATCGAATTAACGACAGGCGAAAAGGTTACGCTCGTTATTCTCGGTTTTAACCACGACGACCTCACGGGCGGTGGCAAAGCAGGTATGACGATCGGAATGAAAAACCTTCTTGCGACCACCTACAAAATGAACTCGTCAAACACCAACGCGGGCGGGTGGGACGATAGCGCAATGCGCACGTCCACAATGACGACGCTTTTGTCGCAGTTGCCAGCAGACTTGCGCAATGTGATAAAGCAAGTCAACAAAAAGGCAACGGCAGGGTCGCAGAGTACGACGATCACAACGTCGGCGGACAAGTTGTTTTTGTTTGCACTTGCCGAATTAGCCTCAAAAACGGGGCTTGAAAACAGCACGGGCACATCAATCAAAAACAATGCGGCAACGTATGAACAAGAGGGGACGCAGTACGAATACTTCAAAAACACCGTCGGGGACGCGGATATTTACAAGGCTTGCCCCGCACTCGTCAAAAAACTTTCTAACGGCGGCGGCTCTGCTTACTATTGGTGGTTGCGCTCGCCTCACTTGGGTGGCAGTACCTTCTTTTGGTACGTCATTCCGTCGGGTGGTGTCAACTACTACTACGCGAGCAATTCGTACGGCGTGCCCTTCGGCTTTTGCGTTTAATCAAAATATCGGGTAATCCGCGCCCTTGTATGGGCGCGGAAAAGCCCACAACAACAGGAGGTCAACTATGACATACGGATTTAAGGATATTCCGCTTGCGCCCCGCACGCTTGGCGACGGGTTGGTTGCCACCGCGCTTGACGGGGTGGTGTACACGGAAAACGGGCGCATACACGTCAAAGGGAACGCGGCGCATTACGTTTTCAAGCCCGACGGCTCACCCGCGGGGTGGTATGCGCGTAACATCAAAACGTGCGACGACATTTACCTCGGAGAGGGTGCAAGCCCGACGATCGACTTTGAAAACGTCGAGGTTGAAAACGAGGAAATGTGGGCGGCAATCAAGCAAGAGGACGCGGCGGCGGAAGAGCCGAAAGAGTAACAAAAAAAATGTCGGTGTTAAAATCAAAGCGCGGCGAAAGCGCAATGCAGTTTATCGAAACCGCCCGCGAGTTGGAAGTGTACACGATCAAACAATGTGCGCGCTTTCCGAAACGCTATATGTTTTTGATAACGAAGGATATTGTTGCGCTCGCAAAAGCGGTATATAACAACGTCAAGGCGGCAAATAGCGTTTATCCGACGAACGCCGCCGAGGTGCAATTGCGAAGAAACTACCTTATTACCGCAAATTGCGAGTTGCAATGTCTTATATCTCAATTGGATATTGCCCGCGAATTTGTGCGCAACACCGACAGCAACAAACCGATAAACGGCAAGGTTTGGCAAACGTGGATTGACCTTATAACGACGGAGGCAAAGTTGCTTGCGGCGTTAAAGAATAAGGACAAGGAACGTTATAAAGCCTTGCTTGAATAGGTTGCGCGCCGCAAAGTATCGTCGCGGCGGCTCTGCTAACAATTGGTGGTTGCGCTCGCCGAACTTGGGTAACAGTACCAACTTTTGGTACGTCAATCCGTCGGGTGATGTCAACAACAACAACGCGAGCAATTCGAACGGCGTGCCCTTCGGCTTTTGCATTTGATTATAGGCTCGACAAAGTAACCCCTCGCGGGTGAAATCAATGCCTTTGCAAAAGGGGTGTGCAACCTTTCCGCAAGGATAAATAAATACCCCGATGTAGTCGATCGGACGCTACTTGCATTGCCGTCTATTGTGGTATGGCGGTTTAATGGTTGGTACTACGGGCAATCCGAACTCCACAACGATAATAAGATTGTACGGGGTATTTTCTATCGAAATGAACAGCAAGGAACGGCACGAGGCGCGGTATCAGCGCAGAAAAGAAAAACGCTTGCGGCGCAAGCAGGAACGCAACGAACAATACGGCGACTTTGACAAAGTATTTACGTTCGATAACCTTTATTGCGCCTTCAAAAAGTGTTGCCGAGGTGTCGGGTGGAAAGCAAGCACACAACGCTACAAAGCGAACGCGTTGCAGAACGTCAACGACACGCTCCGCTCCTTGCAAAACGGAACATACAAAAGCCGCGGTTTTTACGAGTTTGACGTTGTGGAACGCGGAAAACCTCGGCACATCAAGAGCGTGCATATATCCGAAAGGGTCGTGCAACGTTGTCTTTGCGACAATGCGCTCGTGCCGATGTTCGGCAAATCTTTTATATACGACAACGGTGCGTGTATAGAACACAAAGGAATTGATTTTGCGGTGCGGAGGCTCGTGTGCCACTTGCAAAGACATTTCCGAAAACACGGCACAAACGGCTATGCGTTGATATTCGACTTTTCACGGTACTTCGATAATATCCAACACGAGCCGTTAAAGCGGATTGTTGATAAGACATTTACAGACCAACGCATTAATCGGCTTGTAAACGGATTTATCGACGACTTCGGCGAGGTTGGGCTTGGTTTGGGTAGTCAAATCTCGCAAGTGTCCGCGTTGATGTACCCGAACAGGCTCGACCACCATATCAAGGAAGTTTTGCGCGTAAAGCATTACGGGCGATATATGGACGACGGATACCTTATACACGAAAGCAAGGAACACTTGCAAAAGTGTTTGCAGGAAATACAACGTATTTGCGCCGAGTTGGGTATCAAACTCAACGCGAAAAAGACGCAGATCGTCAAACTTTCCCGCGGGTTGAATTTCTTAAAACGGCATTTCATTTTGACCGATACGGGAGGAGTTATAATCAAACCCGCCCGCAAAGGCATAACAAAAATGCGACACAAATTGAGGACGTTCAAACGTTGGCTTACCGAGGGGAAAATGGCGATCGAAGATATACAGACATCGTATATATCGTGGAAAGGTCATATGAAACATTGCAACGCATACCGCACAATGGTAAATACCGACGCGTTGTACAATAAATTATTTTTGGAGGACGGCACGCAATGACGGCGGAAGTAATCGCGCTTATTGTATCCATTGTCGGCGGCATTTCGGGTATAACAAGCATTATCGCGTTTGTTGCCTCGCGCAAGCAGAAACAACGCGACGACGGAGCAAAGGAGGCGCGCATAAATGCAAGCCTCGAAACGATCAAATTGCAAAATGAAAGTCTTTTGCAAGGCAATCACCAAATCACGACGAAACTTGACGGGCAAAATATCCGCTTGTCGCGTATCGAGCAAATTGTCGAGGACGCAGACCTCGCCACAATCCCGCCGAAGATCGCCGCGTTGGAGGCAAGCGTCAAATCCGCACATCATAGGATTGACGGTATCGAAAGAAAACAATAAAACGGAGGTGTACTATGAATTGGCAAGAGATCGTAATTACGGTCATAAGCGCGATTGTAACCGCGCTTGCGTCGTGTGTGGTGTCGAAGATCACAACCTACATCAACACGAAGGTAAAGGATACCAAACTTAAAGGGTATCTCAACTCCGCCGTAACGGTGGTTGCAAGTGCCGTAAAACAGACGTACCAAACGTATGTGGAAAATATCAAAGGTACGGATTTTTGGACGGCAGACGCGCAGAAAAACGCACTCGCCGCCGCATTGGAAACGGTGAAGGCGCAGTTGTCGGGCGACGTGCAAAAGTACATACAATCCAACTTCGGCGACCTTGACGAATGGATTACAACGCAGATCGAGGCGGCGATTTACGACTTGAAAAACAAGCCGTCGGAGGTAACAAATGCGAGTGCTTAAAGGTATAGGCTTTTGGCTCGCGTCTTGTACTTGGGGCATACTCATAACGGCGGCGGGCTTGATCGTCGCGCTTGCGCTACTTGTTACGGGACATCGCCCGCACCGCTTTCATTGCCTTGTATATTTCGAGGTCGGCGCAGGGTGGGGCGGTTTTAGCCTCGGCGGCGTGTTTGTCGTAAACCGCAACGCCTCGCTTTCTATGAAACAGCACGAAAGCGGACACGGGTTGCAAAACATTATGCTCGGTGTGTTTATGCCGTTCGTGATAAGCATACCGTCCGCCGTTCGGTATTGGTGGCGTGAATACAAAGCCCGCCGCGGCGCGGTGTTGCCGCCTTATAATTCGATATGGTTTGAGGCGTGGGCGAGCGCACTCGGCGAAAAACATTTTAAGTAACATAAAAGGGCTACCGCATTTTGCGACAGCCCTTTATAATTGACTTGATACTTACTTGCAACGCGTTATTTCGATGTTGCAACCGAGGTTAGGCGCGTCGGGCGTGCCGCCCGTGATGTCTTTAATAACGCCTTCAAGTGCGAAACCGTTGCCGAACGACGACAGCAAGGACGCGGCAAAATCTTTGTTGATGTGTCCGAGCATTTGCCCCGTGCGGGCGTTTATGACCGCCGCGGCGTTCGGGTACTCGTTCGTCGGAGCGTGCTTGATAATAAGCGGGTCGCCCTCGCGGCTTTCCTTTATGTATGCTTGCCGATCGCCGAACGATACGCCGACAACCTTTGTAAAAGCGGGCAGGGATACGCCGCCGTCGGCTTGCATATAGACGGCAACCTCGACGGAATATTTGCCGTTTTCGTTTTCCGCAATGTCGGTTATCTTAATGCGGCATTGCCCCGTCAATTGGTTGCCAAACTTTTCGGGGAAGTATCCGATGTCGCCGACATCGTGCGAGCAAACGTATAAATCCGCGTCGGAGTCGTAATCGGCGATCACTTCGTCGCCCTCGTTGCAACACGCGATATTGTCTTGCATTTCCGCATTGCCGTTTTTTATTAAATTGCAGGAAAACGCGGGGGTATTGTTATACCGAACGGCGGGGCGCACAACGCGCGCCGTAACAGCCGAAGGGGCGGCGGTGTATGTAGGTTGCGGGCGCGTCGGTGCGGGGCTTTCGGACGGCTTTGCCGCCTTTTCTCGCTTGCTCGCAATGACCGCAAACACGGTGAAGAACACGCCGACGGCAAGCAATAGCAGGGTAACAACGGCTTGCCACGGTT